AACGATAATCATTGCCCCACCCGGCTCCAAACGAGTATAGATATCGTCAGTGAACCAGTCCCAAGCCTTTTCACGCAGGTTGACGCTTTCGGCGTCTTCACGTCGGCGGATAGGGTCGTCGATGATGATTCTCTTGAAACCTACACCAGTAGGAGGAGAACCAACACCACGGCTCATGAATGTGCCGCCTTCTGGCATACCCCATTCGTCAGCAGCACGACTGCTAGTCATGAGTTGACGTCTTGCTTCCACAATCGCTCTTGCCTTACGGCTAAAACGACGTGCAATACGTTCGTTGTATGCGGTTACAAGGACGTTGTCCCTAGGATTTCTTTCGAATGCATATGCACCGTAACGAACCGTAGTAGTCTCGGTGTTATGGACGACAAAGTCGTCTGAAGTAAACGTATGGTCTTCATCAACAGTAAGACACATACACTCTAGTTGACCTACAGGTTCGACAGAAACAACGCCATCACAGATAAACTTGCGTTCACCGTAGTGGTCAGGATAGACAGCCCACTCGTTGAGTTTCTTACTCTTGGGTCCAGTAATTGGCATCTGATTACGGAACAAGAAAACGTCACTCAGTGAACTCAGAGCAAGCACGTACGAAGTGTGCTTTTCACCCTTTGAGAAGTTTGTCGTGCTGACCTTTGTTCGTAATGTCGCATTGATGCCAAACCTAAGCAACAGGTGCTGGACACCAATCAGTAGTTCTTTTGAAACTGAACTAAAACTTACACAACAGTCAGTGCGTGACTTTCCACGTTGATTGACCGAGCCATCACACATGAAGTAAGCGGCAATGAAGTTTGCAATTGCTTCTTTGCTTGACTTATACACAAACTCAGGCACAACCTTTGTATGTGAGTTCTTTCCAGCAATGCCAACTTCATACAGCCACTCACGTGTTCCTCCACTGATGGAGTATGTGTACTTATTGATATTGCAGTTCCAGCCAGACTTTTCAGCACTTTGAACAATGTCTAAACCAGTTTCATCGTCGTGACAAGTAATCAAACTTTGGCATGTTTTACCATCACGCATGAATACCGTTGTTCCGTCGCCTATGAAAAAGCCAGCCATGCGAGAACGTGCAGAGTGCAACTCAACTGGGTTGTTAGACACATTTACATTTGAGAGGTGAACGACATTCATCTTCTCCTGCAAATCACCAGCATTGACCCAGCCTGTTGTTGTTAGGAATGGGTGTGTAAGTGCCGCTGTCGTAACACGTCCACGCTTAGTAGTAATCTTGACACAGTCTAGTAGACCCTGCTTGAAGATTTCCAATACCTTTCTTGGACGCCCTTCATGGGTTATGACATAGTCACCAACCACAACATCCTTGATAGGCTTGCGTGTTCCGTCACCCATAAGCACCAATGACTCAACCCAAACGGGTTTGCCATGTCTAGGGGGCATTGAGATTGCCAAACGGTCAATCTGTCCACGGTCTACTGCATCGAGATGCTCAGCGATGAGTTTGATGTGTGCTGGTTCAGCAGTCCATCCCTTTGGAAGTGTTAGTTTCAGATACTCGTGAAAGGACTCAAGTGAGCCTTTCTCAACACCATCCTTGTAAGGGTTGTAGATATCACTCGTCGTCCCCGGAATCCTCAAGCCCCGCCGTATCGCTTCCTCCATCAGCTTCTGCCGTAAGGAGTCTTGTAATTTGCTCATCTGTCATCTGCCTCACATCAACTTGAGTTTTCTTGCCCCAACGCTTGCTATGTCTTCGTTCAAGAAGCCATGCAGCAGCACCCCAGTTCTCTTCCGCAGCACGACGGATACGAACTATCAAACCTAACTCTCCACGGCTCTCAGCCATGCGTACACGACGTGCAAACTCTACGAGCTCCGTAGGTACGTTTAGGTCACCGCTCTCTCCACGCTGAATCCAGTCTTTCAATCGCCTTACAGGCACACCTGCTACCTGAGCCGCTACTGAGTGCGAAGCACCTGCAAGGATAGCGTCAAGTATGACCTTCATCTTTTCATCGTCAATAGAGAGTGGGTTTCCGCCGTATGCGTGACCATCTGGTCTAGCACTGCTGACGAGTGCTTTACGTCTGGCGTGATACTCGTCAAATAGCGGAGCGGTAAGTTGTTCCCTGATAGAGTCTCGGCTCTCAGGAACAGATAAGTCTATTGGTGTGACTTCATCTTCATCCATCTTTCAGAACTGCCTTTCCTTTAGTTAGTTTTTCCCAAGTGACTATCAATCGGTCACAGTCTTCTTCATTGAAACCAACAACTAAAAGCGTGTCGCCTAATTCCCACGTCTGACCTTGATGTGCTATCCGTGGGACTAGTTTGTCGTAGGTGTCTGTTGTTAGTTGAAGTTCTTCTCTTGCTATGTCTGATATGAAATTGTTCAAGTCGTCAAAGTCATAGCCTGTACCGTCTAACTGCTTCTCTGTGTTCGCCAACTCGGCAAGTAGGGCAGTCAATGCGACGTTGTCATCGAGACCTAATCGGGTTGTACGGTTGTCTGCAAGTAAGATGCGAATCTCTGCGTCTTCATCAACATCAACCCACTCTACGGGCACAGTTTCCATCTGTAGCGACTTTGCCGCCATCAGCCGATGATTTCCCGCTAAGACGTGATTGTTGCGCCTGTTGACGATTAGGCGACCGTAAAAGCCATTAGTTTGGATAGACGAAATGACAGCACCCAAGTCGCCTTGATTGACGTTTCTTGGGTGCTGTTTAAGTAATGCAACATCTACATCTTCTGTTGCAACGGTGAGTCGTTTAACCAAGGTAGTCTTCGGTTGTCCATTCACCGGTGCCGAGTAGTGTCACGCCTTCTTTGATACGGATAGGGAAGATTCTGTATCCTTCATGTGCCTCAACACTTGACTCGTTCATCTTCCACTCTACGTTTCGAACGACGATGAACTTACTCTTTGTCTCAACAAAGTCTTCAAGAACAATCCCATATGAGTAGTAACATAGGCACATGAACCCACGTGAAATGTCTATCAAAATGTGGAAGGCAGTAATGTCCGACCTTGCACGTCTCTCCGGTATCGAAATGGATGAAATGGATGCAAAAGAGTACACCAACGCTCTTCGTCCACTCCAGCAAGCCATCATCAATCAGCGTCTCAGTGAGACAAAACAACCTTTGAATGACGAGAGTCCAGAAGTCTGGAAGTTGCGATACTGGATTCGAAATCAAAAGTATCGACCCAACTACGAAGAGGTTGCCAACAAAGTCTTAGATGTACTTGGTATGCCGAAGACTCACGGCGTACCGGGGCACGTCATTGAGGCACAGAAGGTTTATCGTGCAGAGCCATTGCCTCCATCACGTCAGTTGTCCGACAAGAACTACGACTTGTTTAGTTGGACTGAAGAACTAAAGCCTTCGGGCGATGATAGCCGTGACGAGATTGTTGCAAAGATGCTCACGACAGTTGAGGGTATCTATGGCTCAGCAGAAGCAGTCAACGTAGCCAAGTCCATCAATGCCAACAACATGCTTATCCGTGCTGAAGAAGAGGAAATGCTTCAAGCGGTTCTTGGGAAGATACCTGCTGAAGAGCGTGACACTTGGATTAACCGGGCTGGTGGCTTCGGAAACAAGAGGCACTTCGTCAAGTTAGGAGTCGCTCGTGAGGCACTTGCTCAGTACACAAAGTCAAAGCGAACGGCGAACTCTGAACAAGGTATGGCTGTCTGGAGAAAACGCTGGGGAAAACCAGCATAGGAGGGTGAGATGTTTGAATTGCTACCAACATACGAAGCAAAAGCCGTCCTTGGTGACGACAAGTATGCGAAGTGGTTGAAAGGTGATTCACTAAATGTATTACTAACTGTAGACGAAGGCGATTCGAAACAAGCGTGACGTTTGCAGAGGATATGAAAAGACTATGTCAGTAGATAACGACAACGAAATCGTGATTCGCTTCGGCGACGAAGTGAAAGCAACGACCGACGGTAAAGTCCGTGGGTACCTTGTCCGTTTCGGTGGACAAGACCTAGAGGGTGATGTCTTTTCACCTCAGTGTGACTTTGGACGCCCGATGAAGATTGGTGACTCGGTTCCAATGAACCTTTACTATGCTCATGGCATGGACCCAGTTGTTGGGAAGAAGGCAGTCGGAACTGGACGTATCGTTGTCAAAGAAGCCGGTCTTTGGTACGAAGGTCAGATTCAGGTTTCCGACCAGTATCGTGAGATGATTAAGCGTCTTGCAGTTGAAGGACGTCTTGGTTTCTCTTCTGGTGCTGCTGGACATCTTGTTGTTCGTGAAAAGTCCTACAGCGAAGACACAAACCTTTTGACTGTGTGGCCACTTGCTGAAGCAAGCCTTACACCACGTCCTGCTGAACCACGTAACCTTGCTTTTGCAAAATCACTGTCGGAGTTTTTACCACTGATGGAACAAGATGAAATGAAGTGTGGCGGTGGCTATCCAAAACCACAGATGATGCCTATGCCAGCCGTGAAACCTAAAATGCGAATGCCTGAAGTAAATACATATTCTTGGATGTACCCACGCCGTAAGCGTGTAATGTCCAACCGTCCTTCTGCTGATGAAATGGCTGGTTACGGTATGCGTCCCGGCTACGTCGAAGATGAAGAAGAAGACAACATGGATATGTGTGGTCCCGGCAAGAAGCGTCCATACCGTGGTGAGCCTGACGAGATGATGAATGGTGGTGGTATGCCTCCTATGTACTCAGAGCAGGAGATGGAAGGCGTAGACGCACAAGCACTGTCCAGCATTCTGTCCCATTTGATGATGGCTTACCAAGAGATGCTAACAGCACTCAACGAAGGTGAAGTTGAAGAAGAGGATATGGATGAGTACCATTCAACCCTCATGAACAACGTTGATACCTTTGGTACGATGCTACGTAGTTATATGTACAACCGCAAGCGTCCTATGAAGGAAGCGGTTGACCTAAAGTATATGTTCACTAAGTCCAAGCCGACTAGTGTTACTGAATTCGAGCGACGGGTACGTGATGTACTCAGTCTTTCTCGCCGGGAAGCAAAAATGCTTGCATCCCATGGGTGGAAGGCACTGTGCGATGCAGTGGAAGAAGCCGAAGTGGACGAAGTTGACGTCAAGTCAGCAGATGTCCAACCAGTGGAAGAAGTTGTTGAACAAACAACAGAAGACGCTGAGCCAGTAGCAACTGAAGAAGTTGTTGCTGAAACCGCTGAAGAAGTGGTTTCCGAAGAAGTAGAAGTTGTTGATGCAGAAGCACCAGCAGAAGAAGCAACAGAAGAACCAGTTCAAGAGGATGTCAAATCGTATGACGATGAGGAAGCTCGTCGTGTTCGAGATGAACTAACCCGCAAACTTCTCGCACAGAGAATGCAAATCTAGAAAGGTAGAGATATGGATATTATTTCCCGTATCAACTCGCTTGAGTCCAAGATGGAAGCCAACAAGGCAACCGCTCAGGCTATTCTCGCAGACATGAACCTTGACCCAGCAGATGCTGCTACGCTGATTGAAGAGAACGAAGGCATTGCCGCTCGTATCAAATCCCTCCGCACCATCTCTGAGACAAGTGCTCTTCCATACGAAGCACCTAAGCCTGAGCCAGCAACCAAGTCGGTCGCTGACCGTGCTGAAGCAGATGCAATGAAAGCTATCCGCCTCCCTGCTGGCAACCGTGTTACCAACTTCTCTGGTTCCACTCAGCAAGAACGTGCACTCAAGGCATACCGCTTTGGACAGTGGTTCCTTGGTGGACCTGCTGGAAACGCTAAGGCTGCTTCATGGTGCCGCGAGCGTGGTATCGAAATCAAGGGTCACAACGAGTTCGAGAACGAAGTCGGTGGATACCTTGTTCCTGAAGAGTTCCTCAACGACCTCATCGACCTTCGTGAGCAGTACGGTGTATTCCGCCGCCTGACTCGTGTCGTCCCGATGACGTCCGATACTCAGTCCCGCCCACGTCGCCGTGGTGG